GAAAATAACCATCGTTTGTCTTCTAAAATAGTTGTATCTAAATCAAAATCAGGATTCCACATTAAATAACCATTTGTATCGATGTGAATATTTTCAAAGTCTTCTAATTCATGATGAATAAATTTCTTTGCCTTTTTTCGCATCGATGCCATAGAACCTGGAGATAATAATAGAGTAGAAGAAGAAACGAATTCATTTCCATACTGTCTATTAAAGGCATGATCTGAACCTAAGTTTTTAAGTTCTCTTTGATACCAAGCGTCATCTCTGTCTGGGTGTTGCCACCAGTCAATTCTTAAAGGTGTATATGCGTTATCGCCTTTTTCAGCAGCTGACCAAATCTCATAAAACTTATTAAATCCATTTGGTGTAGAAGTAATATTGATCCTTGAAATTTTAGAGGCTGATAAAGTAGGGTAAACGTTTTCGTAGAATGAATCTACGATATTAGATTGAACGTGGGCAAACTCATCTAGATATAAGTTATGGATGGTAAAACCAATACCCGCTTTCGCAGTAGTTGCTTGTCCAACCAAACGGCAACCATTATCAGCTCTAACGTTCATTACGTCATACTTAATAATTCCAGGTTTCATATAAAATGGAACGTGTTCGATTACAACTTTGGCTTTATCAATAATTTCTTTGGTTGAATCGGCTTTATTGGCTAAAAGTAGTGTGTTTTTGTCGTAGTTGAAAATAATGTACCATGCATTAAAGATAGATGCTGTAACTGTTTTACCCATTTGTCGAGAAGCAAGTACAATATTAAATCTATTGTCTTGTAAGTTACGTAACATAACTTTTTGATATTCTCTAAGTTTTACTTTTTGAATACCATCATCTGTCATTACTACCGCATATTTCTCAGCGAAATAAACAATGTCTTTAGCACACTTAGCAATTTCTTGTATTTCAGCATCAGTATACTCAAATACAATGTTTCCCTTTTTAAGATGTTGTTTACCTTCATAGAAAGGTGAACTAACATTGGGTTTATAACCTTTATCTAACGCTAAAATATAATCATTAACGTTTTTTGTGGACCATACTAATTTTGCAGTTTGAACATCAGCTGATTCATTAGGGATCCATTTATTATCGCTTACATTTTCTGCCATATTAATCTTCTGTTATTTCAGTGTCTTCGATATCGATTGATTCTGCATCTTCTGTCATACCTTCACTTTGTCTAATAAGACGCATAAGATCTTTTGTACCTCTTTGAACATTTCCATTTTCTATAGAACCACCTGAAGCTTGAATTTCTGTTTTATCTACATTTTTTCTATACATTTCAATATCTCTAGCAATACGCTTAGTAGATTCTTCTGTTGCCATCAAATACATTGTTTGCGATTTGATAACATCTAACATAGATTTTTGTAATGTTGCTAAAACTTCAAACATTCTAGGGGCTAGTTCGCCATCTTCGATAGTTTCTAATAGAAGCGTAAGTGCTCTTTCACCAGCTTGTAATTGATAAACTAATGAGCTCATTGTCATTTCATCCATCTTCTTTTTAGCCATGACGTACTCATCTTTGGTAATGATGTCTTCGTCTAAATAGAATTTCATTAAAGCTGTTATAGTTTTTTCTGCTTGTTTAGTAGCAGCGCCTTTCATTTCAGCAAAACTAATATTTGGTCTGATTCTAGCTGGGGGTAAAACTGGATCTTTTTCTACAACATCTGTTATAGAATCATCATTACCTATCAATTCGTCTAATTCTCTACGTATATCATCAGCTTGTTCGCTGATGCTTCTTTTCTTTTCTTCTGACATAATATTATATTATTTACTAGATATGTATCTAATTTATCTAGCGTTCTTGAATTTCTGGAATCCAATAGAAGGTATAGCGTTGTCGATGATAAGAGCCAATTGATTATCTCTAACAACATATTGATTCAATACATTATGATGTTGCTCTAATTCTATTGGTTTTTCAAACATTCTGATGTTAGTTATGTGTAATTTTGCACCATTTAAATGATAATAAGTATCTGAATTCCACATCATAGCATTATTTAATTCTTTAGTTTCGTGGAACGCTGGAATTAAATCATTGTTTTGTAATTGTGGAAGTCCTTCATTACTATTTGCGTCTAATGCATATACATGAAGCGACAATTGTCTGTATGTGTTACTTGCATTTAAAATAAATGCATACCATTTATCTTTTGCAAAAATCATATTGTGTGCATATGTGTATGGAATACCATTGATAATGACAGTAAATGCAAACGGACTTACCATTAATCTAAAACCATTAGACAATGCATAATCACCAAAGACAAAATAATCTTCAGTGTTATTTGCGGTTTCAAACTGAGGAGAAATCCATGCTGTTAAAGCAAAATCATCAGTAGCTTTTAAATTACTCTTCTTAACGTACTCTAATGCAACATTTGTTTTATCAACTTGCGTTAAATCATAATAGTTTTTAGAAACTACAGTCCATCTATTTTTTAGATCGTAATCGACGATTTTAATGTCTTTGGATTGAAATTGTCTAATACCGTCTCTATATGATGTAGAAACCGTTTGATATTGTTCTGGTTTTGTAACTTGTTCTTGTACATCTTTAATTTCTGCACCAAATACTTCATCAATTCCTGTAACTATCATATCTGTTAATTCTGTAAATCCATCGGTTTCAACTGCACTAGAAGTACTGTATTTTGTTAATTTAAGTTTCCAATAAGATATAGCTGCATTAAAACGATCACCTAATGACACTGAGCTTACTGTATACATCTTATTAATAATAGGAATAAACATATAGTCTTTATTTCTAGGCTGTTTACCGTATCCGAATGCCTGCTCAAACTCTTTCTTAACAATGTGAATTTCAAATTCTTCAAAATCCATACCAAACATATCATAAGATATTGAAGATTCTTGTGGGAATTCATTATCTGGTACTAAAATTTTAACTGTTTGTTCATCTACAACATGGAATAAAGAATATTCCATTAAGATAACGTCTTTAGATCTTTGATCTGGTTCAGTTCTAAAGTATTTAACTTGGTGACCAAATATGTCTGACACCATATTAGATAATTGTAAATAAACCTGTTGAGATTTACCTAAATTATATGGTTGAAATTGATTTGCATCATCGCAGTTAACTCTGATATTTGCACATCCATTATATAAATATGGATCTAAACAATCTGTACAAAACTGAGGGCATGATTCTATAATACCATTATCTCTTTGTAAAGTATACGTGATTGACAATATAGTTAATGAGTTTGCAGGTAAAAGAGCTGCAACTTCGCATTTAACGTCAATGTATAATGGTTTTCTTGGATCAAAGTCTAAATAAAATAGATCTCCAAAATTATTATCCTTTGTTAAAGGTCTAAATTCTGAGTAAGTTCCGCCACCTTGAATTTGAGAAAATCTGTATTCGTATTCAAAATAAGAATATTGGCTTGGTTCTTTGTAAAAAACTACGTTTGCTGCTGTAATAGGTGAAGGATCAACTAAAACCATATGGTTTGCATTAACAACCGAGTCTATTGTTAGAATATTATTACCGACTATGATTTTATCTCCAGATTGATAACCTGAAAAATTAGTCTGTGAACCGTATACATTAACAGAATCTACGTCTAATGATATTCTACCAATTGTATTTAAATCAGAAAGTCCTACTAGAATATTCCAATCTAATACTTTTTCTACATCAGTATATGGATCTTTAATAGAAGCTATTAAAAAATCACCGTATTCGTTTGCTGTATATCCTTTAACCATTTGTATTATCTATTTTAATTTCATCTTGCGGCTTATAAACTTCACCAGCAATCCAAGAGGCAACAAATCCCGTTAATGATACAAAATAAATTGATAAATCAGATAGATTTATGCTATTTAAAATACCTAAAACTCCAGCTATAGCCCATAAAACAACTACGACATAAATCATAATTTCTCTTCTAGAACTAGGGCCAGGCAAAACTATACCTGATTTTGAGCTTGGCCTTTTAGATTCTGCCCAAATATATGTAGCAACATAAGCAGTCAAAGAACCAAAATAAACTGCTAATTGTGTAAAATCAGCTTTTTTAAAGGCTCCTAGAATACCTAGTCCTATCCAAAATAGTATGATTATGTATACTAGACCTTCTCTTTTACCAAAATTTCGTAAAAATGCAGGTCTATTAAACTTGGGTAACTTAAATTTTAAACTCATTAAACGTTAGACTTTTTTCCTGAACTATATATTCAAGAAATAAATCTAATAGTCCGTAACTAATAAAACTTCAGGATTATCTCCTTCTAGTTTTTCTTCAATTGAATCTAAAAAAATAAGTACTGGTTCAACGTCTGAAGTATGGTTTACAACTGATTTTTCTACAAAAGCATCGAGCCTTGACAAAATGTAGTTGAGTTTGTGACGTTGATATGGCTTATTAGGTTCTAAAATGTTCAAACTTATTAATGTGTTATTAAAAGTTTTAAGCTCATCTTCATCGAACATTTCAAATAATTTGTAAGTAACGTGTAGTACTTTAAAAGAAAATGTAATTCTAGGTCCAGTTGATTTATCATCAATCATTCTAGAATAGTTTTTGCTTTTATCAAGAGTTAATTTGATCCATTTTAAACGTGACATTTCTTTAAGCATCGTATTAAAAAAATAAATCGAATTGGCATCTTTGTGTAAGAATTCTGAGCCAATAGATTTAAATTTATTTAATTCATTTGGATATGTGCTTTCGATATATTTCTTTAAATCTTTAGGTGAAACTAAAATCGATTGATCATTTACTTCAATGTAATTCAATTTGTTTTTAGTTCCAGTCCAAATTTTAAAATCGTAATAGTTATACTTAAATAACATTACATCTATGATGTCAGTCGCATCTAAAATAGAGAAATTTGTCATTAATAAACTTTGATTGTTGTTTCTAATTTACGCAATTCTTTTTCTAATTCATCTGGTGAGAATTTCTTTAATTCATTATATTCTCTTTTACCAATCTCATGAATCTTCATAAACAATTCTAAAGCATCGTCGTTAGGTATGTATTCGTCCTTTTTAGGTGCTGCTTTTTTAGTCTTTGTGTAAATCCACATCGGGACTGATGTAAATCTTTGAGCAACTAAGCTCCAACTATCAATAACAGAAGCTCCATTGATACCATTTTTATTGAACATCTGTGCATTGGCTGGAAACTTAATAGCAAAAAAACGATTAATCATAAAGTGATGTCTTCGTTTTGTTTGCTCTTTTATATTTGCGTAATCAGCTTTCTTTGTAAACATGATTTTTACAAAGTCAAATAATTTAGTATCGTCTAATTGCATATTGGTTTATTTAATCCATTCATTAAAGGCTATTTGGTATGCATCCAACGGAGCTGTACCATTAGCCATTTCTTTTTCTGCAGAATCTGCTACTTCCCATCTTAAATTATATGCATTAGCTTCTAAAAGTATCAAATCTATGTGGATTTGTTCTTCTTGTGAAATGTGTGCCATATTAAAACAATTCGTTTAAATTTTTAGTCAATGGTTTTTCATTAGAAGTATCTAAATCTGAAAAGGCATCATAACTTTTAGGTGCATTCTCAGCTTTGGTAGCCATCCATTTATTACCTTCTAGAATTCTTTCCATTTGAGTCAACTTGTTAAGAGTAGGTTCTATAATAGCATCCTTTTCTATAGCAGATTGCATTTGCTCTTGAATAGGCTCTGGAATTGTATTATGGTGTAATAACATAATGTCTAAGTTTTGATTAAATCTTGTTTTAATCTGAGACTTAGAAGAGTTATTAACTACTCTGTAAATAATATCTACGATTTTATCTACTTGAGCATCACTAAACATATGATCGATAACGAATGTTTCTTCTTCTTTTAAATACTGATCTAAAATTTTATCAGCTTGTTTTTGTGTAATGCTATAAGTTCTTCCACCTTTAATCCATGAAACAACAGACTTGATATTGTCTGATTTATCACCTGTTAAAATTTTTTGGAAGATAAAATGATCACAGTTAATTTCTTCAACGTCAATGCCATTCTTTTTAATCCAATCCATAACATCCATTCTCATTTTTTCTAAGAATGCTGTTTTACTAGAAAGATTAAAAAGTAAATCATCATCGTCTTCAGTTCTGTCATCAATATCAGAGGCTATCATTTTATTAAAGCCTTCAAACACCATTAATTTCTTTTTAGTGTTATAGTACCATAAAGTGTAACCGTCAGTTGCTTTAGAGTAATCCACTAATTGAATTAAATCTCTATCACCAGTCCAAACAATACAGTTTTTACCGTTAGCATTTAAGTAAGTTGACCATGCAAATAAAATGTCATCGGCTTCAGCACCTGGAATTTGCTCTACAATCACACCTTGTTTAGCCAGAACAGTCTTAAACTCTTCATAGATTTGGTATACACCTTCCCAACAAACTGTCTCATTCTGCACCCTTGTGCCTTTGTATTCAGCGTCTGGAAAAAGGTCTTTGCGCCATGACTTAGAATCTATTGCCAAGACAATACGATCCACAAATGGTTGCATTTTTCTAATTTCAGATGCAAAATCTATTGCCAATTTTCTCATGAATTGACCTTTGCTTTTATCGTCCTCTAGTAGTTTTCCACTAGAAGGCTTAGGCATGACAAAAAGTCTACTGTATATGAAGTAGTTTCCGTCAATTAATAATGTATGTTTGCCTAGTCTCATTTCTTCTTCGTTATTGTTACTGTAAATATAACTATTTTCCACGATATGGTAAAATATTTTTAGATGTTTTTTATTAAGATCTTACAATTTCTTGTAATTTGTAAACACACGATAACATGGTGATGATTGGATCAATAACATGTACTCTTTGCGCTTGGTGTTCTGCTACAGAAATTATAATTTGTGGAATAGATTTTACGTTATTCGGTCTTTCTGTTTGGATATATTCTACAAAATCACTGCCAAGTGACTGTAAAACATCGTCTACTCTATTTGAGTATTCACTAACTAATAATTTATAGTTTTTAACCGGGTCAGTTTCGTTAAAGATCAATTCAAATAGATCTTTGTAAACCGAGTTAAATTTCTTAACGTCTTCTACTGTAATATTAGTAGTGCCGCTTGTTTTATAACCTTGTAACTTATTTAATGTGCTTCTTAAATCTGGAAAGTTTCTTTTGACAAATTCTACCAAAGCTGGTTTATCTATTGTCATTTCTTCTTTGCCGCAAATTTCATAAACACGTTTGATGTATTTTTTAGTCAATTCAGTTTCTTCTGATTTGTCGAAGTCAAAATTAATAACTTCAAAACGAGAAAGAATTGGATCTGGAATTTTATTAACGTAATTACATGTTGCAATAAATCTACAATTAGCTGCGAATTGTTCCATAGTTGCTCTAAGAGCTTTAAAGAATTGATCTGATACACCGTCAACCTCATCTAATAAAACTACTTTGAATTTGCCTTGATCATCTAGGACTGACATCGTTGAACAAAAATCTGTAATTCTAGTTCTAATTACCTCAACCGAAGTATCTGTCGAAGCATTAATGTACAAATATGGTAAATTAAACTGATTAACAATAGCTTTGGCTGTTGAAGTTTTGCCTGTGCCTGGACTTCCAGCTAAAAGCATGTTTTGTGTTAAGCCATCTTTGAACTTATTCATTACTCTGTCTGGTAAAATTAAGTCCTCTAAATTCTTAGGTCTGTATTTTTCTGTAAATAGTGCTCGAATCATATCTTTATGTTTATGCATATTATATTAAGCATGATAAATAAGTTTCAGTATGTCAGCAAAAAAGAAACATCCAAAGATAGAAAGAACTAGTGGACCGTACCCGACTAATAGATTTGGTATAAGGTTTACTACATTGTCAAAGTCCCAAAAGAGATTATTGATAGAAAATCCATTGCTTAAAGAACGATGTCAATCTGATGCGTTTGCTCTTATATTGTTTGAACAAAACTCATATTCTGTTAGTAGATTAAGTTCTACTAATAAATTATTCTATGATTGGTCTACTGGTGAAATTATACAAAAAGAAGATCTTATAGAAAACTACAACACTATCGATTGGATCTGTGCTTTGTCAGGCAATCCAATCAAAGCTAAAATGAGTGATTTTTCGCTAGAAAACTTTGTTCACCCGGATTATCATGACGCATTAAAGGCTCCAATGGTTGATAGTCGTATTTTAAAATCTTCAGTTGAGTTTCGCAAGAAATGCAAAGAACTCTTGCTGAATCAACAACAAGAGTTCCTTAATTTAGTTAAGAAGGGTAAGAAATCTTAACCCATTAATAATTTAAATTTATCAGATATACTTAAAGAAGATGATTCATTGATCATGTATTCTTTTTCAAGCTTAGAAATTTCCATTTCAAATAATCTGCCCAATTCAGTTCCTTCTAATTGCCAGTTTTCTTTGGCTGCAATTTGATCTTTTAAACCTTTTAATTTATCTAATTTATCAGATGAAGAAATTTTGTCTAATTGTTTCTTTTGAGCTTCTATACCTTTTTGAATCATGCTAATTTTATCAGCATCTTCTTTAGATTTATTTTCTTTGTTTTTAAGCTCTTCAATTGCGCCTTCTAATTCTGTAATTTTATCTTTGATCTTTTTAGCTTCTGGATTATTTTGAATCTTTTCAGTTTCTTTTTTAATCATATCTTCGACTCTATCTAATTTACCATCTTTGGTATTCTTAGTAGTTTCTTTTTCAGCATTTTTAGTGTCGTCTTCTTTGTTAGCCGCTCTTTCTTCTCTTTTCTTTTTGGCTTCTTCTGAATCATCTTTTTGCGATTTCAAAACCTTTTTCATTGCGTCAGATTCTCCATCTCCTTTGTCAGATTTACCATCTTCATTATCAGATGTTGGCTCTTTTTCAGTTTCTGGGTTTTTGCCCTTCTTCATGTCATCTAGTGCTTTTCTAACTTCTTCGTCATTGTCTGCGACTTCTTTTGCCTTTTCAGCATTTTCTTTAGCTTCTTTATTAATTTCTGCTGTTCTTTCAGCTTGTCTTTTAATAATACCTTTAAGACTATCTTCTAATTCCTTTCTAGCTTCGTCTGGCATGTTTTCACTAAAGAATTTTAATCTTGCTTCTGCAATTTCTTGTGCTACACCATCTTTAGCCGATGCTATTAAAGTATGTACTTTTTTAGAACCAAATCCAGTAATTTTTTCTTCGGCGTATTTTGCGTCTAACGCTTCTTCGAATGATTTAATAGAATTGTCCAACACATCTCTTTTTTTAGCAACTGCTTGAATTTGAGCATCTATTTTTTCAGCCATTTTTTGCTTTGCTGCATTCTCATCATCTGAAGTTGTTCTATCAGATGGCTTATTTTCTTTATCTGTTTGCGATTTTTTTGCTGCTGCCGCTGCTTTTTTAAGTTCAGCTTCTTTTGCTTTATTAGCTTTTTCTTTTTCAGCATTTCTTTGTGCTAATTGTTGAGTAGCTGAGATAACTTTTGGTTCAGCTTCATTAACAATCGATTCGTATGGATTTTTCTTAGCTCCACCCTCTGCTTCAATATCATCTTTCTTTTCTTCTAATTGGTGTTGAATAGCTTCTAACTTAACTCCTTGTAATTTAAGTTGTTTAAGCTTAGCATAATCACCCATAACCATTTTACCAATAGCACCATTTCTTTTAGTATCTTTTACAGCTTTAACGCTTAATCCTAAAGCTCCTATAATACCTGCAATTCCTAATCCAACTAATTGAAATACAGGATCTGAAAACAATGATCCAAAATTATCTTTAGTATCGTCCCATGCACCTTCTAATACGAGTGATTCATCTAATATTTCAACATTAAAATCTTCTTTAACCTGTGCAGATAATTGATCTAATTGAGCCATTATAGAATCGACATCGTTTATTATATCTTCTTTGCTTTGTACATTAACAACTTGTCCACTTATACTAGGTTTAACATCAACAGTTGCTTGTGAAGGTGCTGCAGCAGCTTCTTCATTTAACATTTTATTATACCAATTTTCGAAATTCATATTCATATTGTTGTTTTTATATACATTATATATCTTTTAAATTCTGAGCAAAAAAAAGGCTTCCAAATTTGGAAGCCTTTTAATATGTACTAAAATCTTTTAGTTAATCAGAGATTATGCTAAAGAGATCAAGTTAGACCAAGTGTGAGCAGCGCCAGCAACTTGACCGATTGTGAATTTCACGTATTGTGTTTCTGGGTGGAAACCTGCTTCAACTAATGCGAATCTAGATTTAACAGCAATTTTTGGTGCCATTGTAGCTTCTGCGATAGTTTGAACTGATTCAGCCATTAAGTAAGGCATGAATACTAAACCAGGACCGTTACCGTCACCTTTTCTACCAACTAATACGTCAAAGTTATTCCACTTCCATTTAGGGTTAGTGTAAACTTGTACACCTGCTACAGAACCTACTGGGTAGATTGCACCTGCAGCTTGAGATACTGTATTAGCGAATGGGTTTGGTACGTAACCAGCAACTGATTGTAATGCTGTAGCAACTTGTGGTCCTACAACCGCGAAGTTACCTGCACCTCTTCTACCTCTGTTAGCAATTAAGTTAGCAGCAGCTAAGATACCAGTTAAGATTTTTCTGTGCTCAGAACCTTCAGTTTTACCACCTTGGAAATCAGCAGCAGCATATAAGTTTACGTTCAATGAAGTTGCAGAAATTTCACCAGCAGCAGTAGCTTTAGAGATGTTAGACACACCTAAAGTAGCGATGTTATTGATGATTAAATCATTAATAGTTTGAGTTAATTCGTTAACTAAAACAGCTTCAACTTGAGCAACAGCATCAACACCGAATTGTTTTAAATCTTGAACTTGCTCTCTAGTTACAGCAGCAGCTACTTGAATAGTTTTAGCTTCAACAGCTTTACTGAATAAAGAAAGACCCATTAATTTCTCATTAGTTCTTTCACCTTCTTCTCTTGTAAAAGCTTCAGTGTTAGATTTAGCAGAGAATCCTGGGATATGATCTTCTAAACCTTTTACTAATTCAGCACCAGCATATCTGTCAGCGATTGAATTTTCAGTAGCAGGATCTAAAGCATCAACAATTTTGATGATGTTTTTACCATCGATTCTTGATTTACCAGCTAACTCATCATTACCAGCAGCTGCATCAGCAGTTTTGATAAATGTTGGAGCTACACCGTTATCTAATCTACCACCTTCGTAAACGAAGTCTAAGTAAGATAATAATCCCATTGGACCTGCCATTGGAATAACTGGTACTAAATCTAAAGCGATTGTTTGGGCAGCAACTTGCATTGCTAAAGGCAATAAAGTTGGAGCTTTGTCACCTGATCCTAAAGTTGTAGGATTTGAACCAAATCCTGAAGGAAATGATACTACACCCATACCTCTTAAGTTCATAGTTGGGTCTAAGCTCATGTGAGCAGTTGCATCTTCATACAACTTGTGATTGTGGCAGTACTCTGACATCCACGCTAATTTGCTAGCGTCATTGATACCTGTAGCAGCCTCGATAATTGGAGACCATGTTTCTCTGATCTCTGCTTCGTTAATTAATTGTGCCATTTTGTTTAAATGTTCTTTTTATGTTTAGTTTGTGTAGATTGCATCTACGGCTCGACATAATTCAGTTTTTTGCTTCTTAACTGAGAGTCGAATATTTTATTCTTGTGTTATTAGATTATATATCTACTTAAAAAAGTGAATTTTTTAATTTTTTAAAAATTCTTATTTTTTAAATCTTTTGTTTAAAGATTCAGCAACACCAGTCATATCGTATGGTAATTGTTTTGCTTCTTCTGTAGATTCTTTAATCATTTCTACTTTTTCAATAACTTGAGTAACTTCTCTTAAGTCTCTTGTTTGCCAGAAATTTCTTACTTGATATTCTGTTTCTAATCTGTGATATTTAGATTGAGCTAACAATTGATTTTTCTTACCTTCTGATAAAGAATTCCATGTTTCTTTATATTCAGATGGCATTGCAGAAATTACTAAAGGCTCTGCTTGTTGAATTGGAGCTAAAGCGTTATTCCACAAAGCGTAGATTTGTGATTCAGTTAAGAAACCTTTACCTTCGATTGCCTTTGCAACTGTAGTTTTTTCTTCAAGTGTTAAAGTATTGAATTCTTCTTTTTTAGATTCAGCGATGAATTTAAAGAAATGTGGTTCTGCTACTGATTTTGCTTTAGCGCTTTCAACTAATGAAGCTAATTTCTCAGCTACTTCTTTTTTGTAAGCATCCATTTTATCTTCTGTTTCAGTAACTTCTTCTGTTTCTTCAGCTTCAGTAACTTCTTTACCAGTATCTTCACCGCCAGCTTTTGAATCTTCCATATCTTTTTCTAATTCGTCTTCGATATCTTCAGCTGCATCTTCTGCTTTTGGATATTTTTCACCTTCTGCATCGATAACTTCTGGAGTTTTATCATTTGGCTCTTCAGTTAATTCTTTACCTGCATCGGTATCATCTTCCATTAATAAGTTAGAGTTTACGGTTTCTGCAACGTATTCTGCGTATTCAGTAACTTTCTCTAAGTTTTCTTTTAAATAGTTTACATATTTAACTACGTTTTCGTGTGTCATAACTCCTTCGTTATAAGACTCAGCTAAATAGTTAGTGTAACCTTTAATAGCTTCAACACCTTCAGCGATATGCTCAGAATATTGAATTGATTGATCTAATTTTTCTGCCAAAGTATCAGCGAACTGAATTCCTTGATCAGCTTTTTCTGCAACGTGCTCAGAATAAGCAATTGCTTGGTTTAATTTTTCAGCTAAATAAGAAGAATACTCTTTTAGATTTTTAACCTCTTCGTTAGTAGACTCAGAGCTATTTAATGCTGTAAGAGATTCTTTTAAAGCTTTGATTTCTTCAGCTAAGTATTTTGAATAACTATTGAAGTCATCAGTACTAACGAATCTTGCGTTTTCCATGTTTTGTTCTTCTTTTATTTGTGTTTGTTTATTATCAGTTGGGTTGATTTCATATATCAAAAGATCTTGGTTGTCTTCAAAACCATAAGCTTCATTAACTCTTTTTAATTCAGCATTAGCAAATCCAGGATCTGCAACTAAATCATAAGTAAATAATTGTTTGATTTTAACTTTTCCATTAGATTCTACTGTACCTGCTGCTCTAGAAGAAATATGTAAAGGAACACCAGCATCAACTAACGCTTTAGCTTGTTTACCAGCATCAGTATCTAATAATCTAATTTTACCAAGAATTTGTTTCTTGTCTTTGTCATATCTTAATTCTTCGATAATGTGTGAAACATTCTTTAAAGAAATGTCAAAGTTTTGTGGGTGGTCTAATTCACCTAATAATTTAGATGATTTGATTTTAGCTTGAAGGCTTTCAACTTGTGGTAAATATTCGTCTTCAGTGTAAATACGATTGTTTCTGTTTAACTTGTCGATTTCACCGAACACGCCTTCAAGAACATAAGCACCTGAATTATCTTGAGCGAAAGCTAATGTAGAACCACTTCTTTCAAGAATCAAAAGTTTTGAATTTGTATTCATATATTTTTATAGTATATTTTGGATTATATATCCTTGTTTAAAATGCAAAAATTATTATTATTATTTTCCGTCTTCGCCTGTTGGTAAATCGGTGTCTAAACCTGCTAATGGATCTTCTTCAGTAGAAGCTGCATCGTCTTCTCCTTCTTTTTCTGAATCTGCTTTTTCTTTGTTCTCTTCTTCTTTATACTCATTGTAATATGTACATAATTTAGCCATATCTTCTGGTGTTAAAGTAGTTTGACCGTATTGTTGAAAGAAATAGTCTTTAAATTCTTTTTCTGTAGCAGATGCTTTAATAGCTCCTAAAATTTCAACACCTTTGATTACAGTATCTGATCCGTCCGCAGACACATCATCGATATAAACATCTGAATCTTCGGCCTTAACAGCTTCTGCTTCAAATATAAATTGTTCGAATGTTTTAATTAATTTTTTCATATTATATGTATTCAATTTATTTTGTTAGAATCCACCAGCACCTGGCAATCCGCCCATCATAGCCATTGCATTAGGATCTTCTGGTTCTGCAGCCTTTTTAGCTTCTGCTCTTGCTTTAGCAGCTTCATTAGCTGTTTTATCATCGTTATTTAGCTTTAAGTATTTATCTACTAAGAAATCTAAATCGAAGTAATGTTCTTCTTCCATCGTCATTGGATTTGTCGTCATTAAGTTATTACGCATATTGCCAATAAAATCTAAACGTTTTTCCATGATTTCCATGTTTTTCATTTCAGCAAACATGTTTTCTTCATTATATCTTAATGCGATTTGTGTTCTAAACATTGGATCCTCTTTGAATTCAGGGAACTTAATACACATTTGCAACCATAAAGGTTTAACTAAAATTTCTTGGAATGAAGATCTTAAACGGTTAACGAATTTAGCGAATTTAATCTCATCTCTAATCATACCGTCAGCTGCCATGTTGTTTTCACCGCCACCATCTTCGTACATAAATCTACTATATGGAATCTTAGAAACGTGCTTTAATTTATCTGAGAAGTATTTTAAAGACTCAACGTCATTAATTTCTGGACCTTCACCACCTAAAGTTTCAATTTCTGGTTGTTCACCGTCTTTTGAAGGTAACCAATATTCTTTATTAAATTGAAGCATTGGTTTACCATTAGTTTGTAAAACGCCTGAATCCCAATCAAAATCAACTACTTCTTTATAGTTATTCATCAACTGAGCCAAAGATTGTTTTGCTCTTGTTTTAGATTTACCACCAACTGGGATAATAAATTTCATTCTATATGAAGCATTTGTAACAGCCCAAATAACTCTGGTATGTTCCATAACTCTCAATAAGTTAAATGCTCTGATTAATCTTTCTACGTAAGAAATACGCGATGCTGTAGTAATAGAAGAGTATGAGATGTAAATAATTTGCGCATCATATAATTTGCGCTCTTTAATTGGATCGTCTTTAAACTGAACCCAAACTTTTTTACCATCTTCTTTGTTGTAACCTGGAACTAATGTGGTTGGATCAATTTCTTTAAAACCAATAATCTCTGTCATTTCAGGATTATAAACGATCTCAAATGCTAAATAACCGTCAATTAACCATTTTCTAAAGTAAAACCATGCTGATTGATCTCCAGCAAAACCAAAATACTGATAAATGTTTCTAAATGATTTATGCATATAAGATGTAACTTCTTCAGAAACTTCCATACCGATTAAAGTTGGTGTTGCTATAAAGTTTTTCTCATCAAATACAATAGATTCATCGCAAAGAATATCTAGAATGTCTTCGATTTCATCATAAAGAGAAAATTGTCTTAATTCATCTCTTTTAGATTTATAATTCATGTCAAAGAACGGAAGGTTCTTTCTCATGTTAGTATCTGCCATAGACAATGCAGCAAATGCACCATAAATGTCATCTGAATCTACGCCCATTAAGTTCATTTGACCATAGCCAAATTGATCTTCCATTGGACCGATCGCTTGCGATTGTCTTAACACTAAATCGTCGTAATACATACCAAAAGACGATAACTTTTTAAGTGTATCGCTTAATCTAAAGGGTCTTTTACCTGTACTAAACGGTCCGTTTCTGTCTACGAATCCTGCCATTATATTTTGTATTTAGTTTTTTACTTATTTAATTATATATTCATATTTCTATAGTACTCTGTGAAAAGTCTCTTGATTTTCCACGGGCTAGCTCCATTTAGCTTTATGAAATCACACAATGCTATTTTTGCCCAGCTTTCGTAAGATACTACAGCTTGATTCTTTTTGAGATGTGTTTTATATCTTCTAATTGCAAAGCCAAAGCCAAAGTTATCTAAGTATTTCTTAACAACTTCGTATCTTAAAGATCTTAAAGGTCCTTGTATTGCTGCGCTGTTTTTCTTAATGCCTGTAGATTGAGCTGCAATCTGAGAGTGATATATTTTATAAAAATTATCTAAAAACTCTTCTTTAAATTTAACAGGCAGCAAATTTAAATTAATACCACACTCTGTTGTTTTGTCAATTGGTAATAGTGCTAAAACAACTGGATTCATATCCCACCATTCTAAGGTTTCCTTTGTTACTGGGTTAATATAATCGAATACATATATTTTACCAGGTTCAAATGGTTTGGGTGTTCTTTCAACAGATTTATCTTTTCTACTCTTAAGAGCATCTGAAAACCATTTTTCAGAAACATTTCGAGCTTCTTTTTTGCTCTTATTTTCTTTAATCATTTTAAATATTTCTTTCTTAAAGTAATCCATTA